TGTCCTCCACGAGTACCAATAGTCATAACACCTGCCCAAGAAGTATTTGCATTGTAGTTAGCGGCTTGTGCTCCTGCGTACATTATAAGAGAACCAGTGGATGCATTTGCTATTCTAAATCTTTCCTCATCTTCATCAGAATTTCCAACTGTTAATTTATTTGTAGACTTAATAGTAACATCGCCTGCAAATGTAGCATCATTATTCGCAACAATTTTTAATGCTTCGCTATTAGTTGAAACTCCATTGGTGTATACAAGAAATTCAGCATCAGCATGACCAAATGTTATTCCTCCTGATAAACTACCATCTGCCTTGTCATAGACATATAAACAAGCAGTATCATCTCCATATATCTTAATTCCATTTTGAGCAGAATGAGTTATTGTAAAATAACCTGCGGTGTCCATTTTAAACATTTCAGTACCTTCGTACTGCCATATACAATTCCCTGTATTTCTCATTGTCCAATTTGCTGAACCTGAGGCTAAGTCTATATACGCATCATTACCATTAGAACTATCCACTTCAATACCTGCTTCACCGCTATATGAAGTCCTTATTTTTCCAGAAGCAGTAAGAGCCCCATAAACTGTGGTAGGGTTTTTTAATAATATTAAATCAGTACTTGTTGCAGATTCAATAGCAAAGTTTGTAGAAGTACCATATAAAGACCAAGTGCTAGTACCTCTTGTGTTTTGTATATAATCATCATTAGTGATTACCCCTACATAAGTAAAAGTGCCTCCTGATGCCATAGTTGCTCTTAGAGTACCATTTGGATAAAACTTAATATCTTGAGCAGATGAAATATATTGATGTTGTGCCCCTTGTGTGTATAAACCATCATAAGCTAAAGAAGTATATTTTGAGGTTGTAGATGCGTGAATTGTTCTAAACCCACTACCACTCATTGATGTTGTATTCATCCCCACAAAAGAGGCTGAACCTGTAAATGTAGCGTTTCCTGAAGTATCTAGTAAAAGTCTATCAGTTCCAAACTGATAATTGCTAAAATGTAAATCGGTATCATTAGCCTCTAAACCAACCCACCATGTATCAGTTGTATTATCATTTCCTGCTCCACAAATAACCAAAGCCGCCCAATTACCTGCTGAGCCTTTGTCTATTACACTATATGCACTACCTGTTCCGTTAACAGTAAAAGTTGCAGGGTCACCATGTAAAGTTAAATTTCCTGCCCCACTAGAATCTTGAATTGACACATCTCCTGAAACTGTTAATCCTGTAAGAGTACCTACTGAAGTTATATTAGTTTGAGCTGCGCCTGTTACCGAAGCTGCTGTTCCACTTGTATTACCAGTTACATTTCCTGTTAGATTACCAGAGAATGTTCCTGTAATTGTACCAGCATTTGTAATCGCTTGACTTCCCATATTCAAAGCACCACTCATAGTACCACCACTTAGAGGTAAATATGATTCTACATCAGTTTCCCAAGCTGGGACTCCACTCGCTACTGTTAATACTTGACCTGAACTACCTACTGCTAATCTTGCTAATTCTCCACTAGAGTTTCTATATATTAAATCTCCAGTAGCACTAGTAGCAGATAATCCACTACCTTTCCAAGTCATAGTTCCATCACCATCACTTACTAGCATTTGATTAGCACTACCATCTCCTGTAACTGCTAATTCATCTGCACCTATCGAACCTTGACCTATACTAGCTGATTGACCCATTAACATACCATAGAAATCAACTCCACTTGCGGGAGCTGCGGTAAATGTTAGGGTAGAACCACTTACTGAATACGCTTCAGGACTATGTTGTATAACACCATCTAATGCTATAATTAAATTATCTGCAGTAGGAGTTATATCTACTCCACCTATTTGTAGAGTAAACGTAACATCGCTACCATCGAATCCACTAGCAATATCATCTAGTAGTACAAAACTACCCGCTTGCGTAGGATTATGTCCTATATATGGCATTATGCGTTCTCCATTATACTGGTGTTATTACAGTTTGAAACATAAGAGTTGCCCCATAGTCCACATTGTAATTAGCACCTGTCCTTGCTACGTTAATCGTGTAAGTTGAACCATTATCAGATGATGTAATTGTTGTTGAATAAGGGTCAGCATATTCATCAACGTGTAATTGCCAAACGGTATTAGAAAATCTACTCATAGTGACTTGGGCTCTATAATTACATCTATTATTTTCCCATCCAGTAACGTGCCATACTTCCATTGTATAATTTGCCAAAGCACGATTTACAACAATATTAGCATTTGAATTTTGAGCAACTCTCACTAATTGAGGTGTTGGTAAATTGATTGCACCTGCAAATGTAGCATTTCCTGTACTTTGAGCAATTCTTAATTGTACTGCACTACTATTTACATCATCTCTAATAACAAAATCGTGAGACCTATCGGGGTCAGATTTCACTGTCCAATAATTAGTTCCTGCAAAGGCAAACTGTAATTCGGGGTGTCTAGTAGTGTTACCTGCATCTAATCTAACATACGCATTACCATTGCCTGTACTATCAACATGAAGTAACCCATGACCATCACTAGCTTTAGTTATAACAACATCACCTGCAAATGTAGCATTTAAATTTGTAGTGGTAAATGTTAGTGCCTTCTCCCAAGCATTATCTCCACCTGCATTATAATTCCATAAATCAAATTGATTACTAGCACCTAATTGCCACATCCATACATTTAAATCACCACTAGCAGTCGTACATCTTAAATAAGAACCTGCGGTAGCGGAATCTGAACCATTCAAAACTGATTCAACAGATTTAGTAGTAACATGACCTGCAAATGTAGCATTTTGGGAACTGTCAAGAGTGAGAGCAGTCGTAGTTCCATTTGTTTTAAATAATAAATTTGAGTTACCAACATTCGATACTATTTGTGCTTTTGCAGACCCACCCGATGCAAAATTAATATTACTTTCATCTCCACTATGAGAATCCATTTCAAGCCTTGCACCTTGATTTGTAGCAGTTGCTTTTAATCTTGCATTAGCATTTCCACTTGATGTTTCAATATCTAATTCCCATCCACTTGATGCAGTCTTACCAATACCTAATTTAGAATTAGCAGTTGTTAAATTTAAATCCCCAGCAAATGTGGCGTTATTAGACGAATCCAATTTTAATGTAGTAACTTGAGATGAATATGCTCCTGTAATAAACTGCATAGTTCCACCTCGTGTATCAGCGATAACAAGACCTCCTGTCACCCCACTTCTTGATTCGTGTCCAATATATGCCATTAAATCATCAGCATTTGTTGACCCCTTTGTCCAATCTATTGCAGTTATCTCATTATTTGGTGCGTGAATCTGTATAGCCATATTTGCATCAGATGAATAACTTGGAGATGATGCGGTAGCACCAATTCTTACCATCCCTGTAAATGTAGCGTTTTGGGATGAATCAATACCTAATGCTTCTACATTAGCAGTTCCAAAAGACATTTTATTGGTAGAATGACTATAATCCATATAACCTGCCCATCCACCATTGTTAGTGTCATGTGCTTCATCAGCAAAAAATATCCTACCTACATTATTAGTTCCACCTGCAATAGTCATTCCCGGAGTTGATGCTTCATAAATAACAAAATTATCACCATTGTTACTATAAGTAGTAGCATTTACACCACCCACTCCTACAGCACCTCCAATAGTAGCGTTACCTGATATAGATGAAGTACCACTAACTAATAATGCATGACCACCACTTACGGGAGCTCCTACACCTAAAGTTCCAACTTGAAACCCAGTTCCATCCTCATCTAATTGATTAGGAGTAATTGCATCATCTATAATATCAGCAGTTGTGATACTATCATCTGCAAGTTCTGTTGCAGTTATTACACCACTTCCAACCTTTACAGCGACTTTTGCAGGTTCATTTCCAAAATAAGCCACTAGGTAATCTCCATTACGGAAATAAGTATATCAACAGAACTGCCTGCACTTGCTTTGGCTTTAATCGCATCTGTTGTTTGTAATACTAACTTATTACCTTGCATTATCTCTAATGTACCTCCTGCGGGGACTGGTAGTGATTTTCCTAAATATGCATTTGCATTTGTTTCAGTATCGCTTGTATCTGATATTATCTGAAGGTCAACAGTCTTACTTGAAGATGTTGTATTAGCAAATGATATACTTAGGACAACTGCCGTAGTCGAACTAGGAACAGTATATTTTGTAGCTAAACTCGTTGTTAGATTTGCTGCTGATTTTAGTTTAAATGTATTAGCCATAAATCATCCTAACGCAATCGCTAAGGCAGTAGCATCTGCTATCGCATTTGATTGTGCAGTGTCAGCTTTGGTTTGTACTTGAACTGAATCAATAAACTCTCTAACAGAGTTTCCACTATCTTTAAAGTATAACTTCTTAGAAGCAGAATTGTAATTAATTACTAATTCTCCATATTCTAAATCACCATGACTAGGTGCTCCAGCAGCGTCTCCTTTTTTCCTAAGAAGAATTTTGTTATTTCGAGCCATATGTTTTTCTCCTTACTAGTATGTGCCACCATCAACGGTTGCTGAATGAATTGAACCTAATCTTAATGCAGATAATGTATACCCAGTTCCACCAGTGTCAACTGTTGTAGTAGGTGCTGCTTGGTTGCCATGATACAAAATAAACTCAGCTCCTGTTGAACCATTCTGGTCCCAGCTTAAACCACAATACTTTGTTCCACTAGCAACATACTTACCATAGAATCCAATATCTACTGCATTCCCTGAGTTGTTACTTGCATATTGAACCAAAGGGTCTTCGACTGTTACAGTAGCCACATTTGTAGTTACAGTATCGCCTTGAACAATTAAATCTCCAGTGATTGTTACATCGTCTGGAAGACCAATCGTTACAGTGTTGCCTGTGACTGCAGTGGTTACTTCATTGGCAGTGCCAAGAATAGATAGTGTCTCACCTAAAGATACATCATCAGTTGCACTTCCATCGCTAATAGTCACATCTGAATTGACGAGTTTTCCATTTGCAATAGAACCTGCTAACATAGCATTAGTAACACCAGTATCAGCTATCTTCATACCACTTGCACTTCTGTCAAGAGAAGAACCATTTAATTTAACTCTCAATGCATTTGAACTGATTTCTACACCATGTCCAGCTACATCATCGTTAAGCATAGTTCCATGAACTGCGTCACTTGCAATTGTAAGAACACCACTACTGTTTAACGTAGCATCTCCACTCATAGATACGTTATCCCATGAATTAGAACCATCCCATAATATCATTTGCCCTGATTGCTCAGAAGATATTGTAGTATCGGCTAATTCGGATAATGCATCTTTAGCAGCAACTGAATCATCAACATATTTTTTAATACTTTGTTGTGTAGCCAACGAAGTTGCACTATCACTACTCATATTATCTTGGTCAAGAATAGGTGCTCCTATCCAAGATTTAGTCGAAGCAGCTGTCGCTATGTAGAACTTACCATTATCTGTACTAAATAGGGGTTCACCAGCCAACATACTACTAGAAGGAGCAGAACTATCTGAACCTCTTCTAATTTGTATTGCATTATTACGTGCCATAGTTACTTCCTTATTTGGTTGTTAATAGGAACCGCCATCGACAGTTCCAGAAACACTAGAGACTAACTCATTCCAAGAGTCTTCATCTCTAACGTAAAATTTATCATCATCTGAGTCATACCATAAATCTCCTTCTGTTGGAGAGCCAGGAGCAGAATCTGTAACTGCAACAATAGCCGTTACCTTTTCTACTGCATCCTGTACATTCTTAATGTTTGGAAAAGTTGTTAAACTTATTGGTATTGCACTCGCTTTAATATTAAAAGAATCAGAGGTTTTAGACGCATTTTGCGTTCCTACTGATTTTGCCGAAGCATTACTTGTTACTTTAGCGGTTATTGCCATTATGCCACCGTCGCAGTAAATGTATCAAATTCTTTAGATGTTGCACTTGGAGAAACAACTATATCACCTTGCATATGTCTTGTATATTGGTCTCCACTTCCTGCGCTAGGGTCATATTCAATCAAATCCCATAAACCCTCGAAATCATCAGTAAAATGTCTAGTAGCAGCTTCAGGTAGTGTCAATGTTACCGTACCTGCGCTTCTATCAGCCACTAGGTTAAAATGTATTGAAGTTACACCTGAGCTTACCCAATCATCGTTTGAAGCATAAGTACCATGAGTACCTTGTGACTTACTTGGACCAGTAAACTGTGACCTAGCTTTATCTTTCACGATAACAGCTGAGTATTTCATTGTTGCACCCATTGTATGTGTACTATCCATAGTAACGACCATTTTAAATCCTGCTCCTTGCATGATTTGAACATCTTTATATTGTTCGTTAGTTATCATTAATAAAGGTGTAATACGTTTGCTGAACTAGATTTCGTACAAGCTATTGGATATATATGTCCTCTTAACATATATACCGAAACATCAGTACCATCAACTGTTAATGTAATCGCACTTGCAGTTGCTCCACTTAGCATAACTGCTCGGCATTCATCCATAGCGTTGGTAGTAGATGCTACAACTTTAATGTACGGTGAAACACTTTCATTCACCGAATAATCTTGTAATGATTTAGCCATCTTAACTCCTTATGTAAATATTCCATATTCTACTGCGACAACCTCGCCGCCAGTATCATCTTTTATTTTCCAAGTACCATTTTTTGATGCTGGGAAAAATATTGCTTGACCAGATGATAGTCTACACACCTCAACACTTCCACCTATCGCATACACTATTACTTTGCTAGTTGTTTCTGCCGTGCTAGACAATCCACTGTCAAATTTAAAACCAGTATGTTTTATCCAAAGACCCTCTGCACCAGAGTCTACAACTATATCAGTTCCTGTAGCACCATTAGATGAAATATGGGTATGAGTACCAGCATTCCAATGGTTACTTGCAAAAGCACTCCCTGCCCATGCGGTATCAGATTTTCCACCACCTAAAGACCTGCCTACATTTTTATCAACATAATCATCATCGACATTAGTTGTGTTGGCATTAGCGTGGTCTGAGCTATATGTAGTAGAATGAGTACCATCTTGTATTGGAGTTATGCTTACTGCATAATCTATTCTTGCCATAATTTACTCCTATTTCACTGCGTAGGGACTGACCGCCTGCGCAACAAATGCTTTATTTTTATTACTTTCATTGTCAGCCAATTTATTATAAAATTCTCTCATAAAATACTCTTTAGCCTTCAAATCGCCATTTCTTTCAGAAAGCTCTGCTTTTACATAATCAACCACTGCAAGTGACAACATTCTATTTAAATTAACATGAGAACCTTCTGTCGGTGAAGCAACTGATGTTAATGATGTGTTAGCCTCAGGGTCTTCTACTACAAATGGGTCTTTTATTGCAGTATATTCAATTCTTAAACCATTAGTTATACTTTCATCTGGGTATATTAACGAATGCCAACCCGAAGTAGAAACTCTTCCTTCTGTGTCTATATCTTTCGCAGGTGTTCTTCTAAATCTTAACAATCTAACAGTTTTGCCTTTGTGAGTGTATACGTAATTTTTACCAGTATCGAAACTCATTATGGATTTGTATCCTCTGTCATCATAGGTTCATGGACTAATCTCTTTATAGATTTATACTTATTATCATCCTCAGTATCTAAAACGCTTACAGACTTTAGTGAAATTAAATCAGCGGGTAATGTGTAATCTCTTGTATTTTTTACAATATTTTGTTTATCAACCTTTAAACCCTCTTCAGACGTTGATTGAATCTTCATTATTGCATCTTTTATGAAAGCAGTTACTAGCTTAGTATCTCTAGAATTTGCTCTTTCCATAATTTCTAATATAGTCATTATGTAGATGCTCCTTGCTCTTGTCTTTGACCTTGTTGTTTTTGAGGAGGAGCCGTTACTGAGCCTGTGATAGCTGATAATTCACTTACTGCTCGTTGGTAATAATCCCTACTAGAACCAATGGATTGTTGACTTTTACTAGCATAAATTTGCGATGCCTGTAGCTTTGTACCAGACTCTTCTAAATATGATTTTGCCTTTGCCATATCTAGTTGAAATTTACCGCTTTTAGCCTGAATTAAACTGGAATAATTGTTAATGTCTAAAGTAAACTGTTGTATATCTTTATTTAAATCTGCAGTCCCCTTTTGTAAAGATGCTTGATATTTTTGAAGTGAAGTACCAAACTCTTGCACATCTTTTTGTAACTCAGATTGGTATTTAGTAATACCGCTATTAACTCTTTGAGATTCTTTTTGAACTTCAGATTGATACTTTGATACTTCAGTTTGAACCCTTGCACTTTCCTTTGAAAGCTCTGCTTGATATTTCTGAATATCTGAATTAAAAGATTGTACTGACTTCTGCAGTTCTGCATTGTATTTGGCAATCTCACTTTGAATACGTTGAGCTTCTTTACCTAATTCTTTTTCGTATTTAGTTATATCAATACCTTTTATAGCAGCCTGACCTTGTATCTCTGCATTATAATTCTCTATTTGCGTTTCAAAGACTTTAAAATCTTTTTCTATTTGTTGTTGGTATCTCTCTACACCTGAACGAACTCTTGATACTTCTTTTTGCACTTCAGTATTATATAATTCAACATCTGACTTAACTCTATTGCTTTCTTTATTAATTGCTGATGTAAACTTTTCAGTCTCTGATTGTACTCTCTGAGCCTCTTTCGATAATTCTTTTTCATATTTATCTAATTGAGAACCCATTCTCGATTGTTCACGTTGAACTGCTTGTTGATACTTTTCCATCTGAGATTGCATACGGTTACGTTCTTTTTGAACCTCAGCGTTATATTTGCCAATATCATTTTGATATTTGTTCATATTCTGACCAACTTTAGATGAAAAATCTTCTAATTTAACCTTTTCTTTAGATATAGAAGTATTAGCTCTATTTATTTCTACACTAGCAGTATTGATTATTGCTCCTGTCATCTCTACATCTTCATCATCTATCCACTCTTGAGCATTATTTGAAGTAACACTTCCATCAATCAATTGTTCAGCTTTTGTCAACGCATCATCTAATTTTGTAGAATCAAATACGTGACTTATTTCAGATATACTTGGCAAACTCTGAGAAACATTAAAGTCGCTTGGAAGAACACCTCCTGGAGAAAAGTCCCCTGGAAGATTAGATGTTACATTTATAGCCCCTGGTAAAGAGACTGCTACGCTGAAAGATGATGGTAAACTCTGCGTTATACTTATATCTGAAGGTAGAGAAGCTGCCGTGCTTATACTTGTTGGCAATGATTTAGTAGGCGTTATTCCTGATGGTAATGACGTAGACATCGCAATGCTACTTGGAAGAGTTCTATTAAATGCAAATGTAGGTAAGGAAGAAGATACATTAATCGCGCTAGGAAGAGATTGTGCTGAAGTAAAATCTGAAGGAAGACTTCCACTAAAACTAAAAGTAGGTAAGGTTTCTCCAACTACAAGACTTAATGTTTTTGATGGTATATTAACATTTGTTGAATCATCAGTAGCTTTTGTTGGGTCGTATGAAGGTATTGCAGTTCTATATGAAGATAATAAACCAGAAGCACCTACGACTGCATCTACTTCAGCTTTACATAAATCTCTATAAACACTACTTAATCTTAAAAAGTCTAAAGAACCTGCATAGAATATTGCTACGTTCTCATACTCTGTTAATATCCAACTATCAGTATTCTCATCAATTACTGGAGGAGCTGAATATACAATAACTCCTTTATCCCCTTGTTCTGAATCCACTGTAACAGAATTGCCATCTAAATCCGTATATGCGTGTTGGTACGAATTTCCTTCTCCCTTATGTTCATTATAGTCAGGGTCAGGTTTAATATAAATCTTTCCTCCTAATTTGTAAAATTTAGGAAACATCTCAGTAGCTCTTAATAAACTACCTGCTTCATCAAATATGTGTATGTTTTTATCAGGAGCCTCTGCAGCCACTCTCTTTTTACCACTATCCATACGATAAACCGCTAATATCTTATCATATGCAATACTTGAACCTTGTCCTATTTTACTATTTCCATCACTATCAAAACCTGTTATTTCAGTTTCTGATGCAACAGTCCATAAGAATTTCTCAGGCAGAGCCGCTAGAATAAATTTAGCACCTGCGTTTATATATTCTACAAGGAATCTAGCTTTTGAGCTATTTCCTGTTATATTATTTACTTTTTCCCAAATTTTCATTTCTTTTCCTTAAATACGGGTCAGGGATGTAAGTAGAAAGGAGGCGAAAATCTCACACCCCTTCACCGTATATTTCTAGAATTACTTCCAGACTGCGTGTGATTCGGGCATTTGCCACTCAAAACCAGCTTCTGTAAGAATCATATCAACACGTTTGTCAGTACCAGTATTCTCTAGTGATTGCACTCCTACATAAACCGATGTATCACGGTTGATGCCATTTCCTACTAGAGGTCTGTACTTAACATTACTCATGTTAATACCAAGAATCTTAACTGCGCTTCTATCAAGAGCAATATTCCGAACTACACTCATATCACCTATTGGTGTGCTGATGGATGTCATATCAAGTCCCATAACTTTCTTACGACCAGTAACAGCTAAGTCAGCTCTAAATTGACCACCGACTTCGATGTTATTTTTGAAATATCCACCTAGTTTATGTAACCAGTTGTACACTTCAGTGTCGCAAAAATATACAGTTGCTTTAGATTGATTGTAACGAGGGTCAACATATTTGCTCATGTCATCAAGAAAACTATCAACAGTTTTAGTTGAAGACCATGAAAATAAGTTACCATAATTAGCAATATAATCTACTGCACCTTGAGTATGAGATACACCACTTGCATCGGTATACTGTGAGCCGAATAACCCTGATTGCTCGATTTCCCATTTATGTTCAATGAGCTTATCTCTCCAAACACGTGCCCATTCATTGGGTTCGTATTTAAGGACAGTTGCACGAGCAGTATTAGTCATACCAAATTCAGACCTAAAAATCTGAGTTTGTCCATAACCAGTACTGTAAGGATTATCTTTCCAAGTTTTACCCATCAAAGATGAACCTTCCTCGTAAGAATTACCTACAACATAGCTTCTCTTAGCTTCTAAATCGCTAGAGATTTCTTTGTCATAAGCTTGTAGTTGAGGTGCGTTACTGGCAAAGGAACAAAATCCTCCGCTAGCAGCTCTAACTACTTTAGCTTCTACGAGTTTAGCCTCTACGCAATCTGCTAGGACTTGCGAACCAACAGTGTTTGCAGTTTGAGAAATATCTTTTTGGTCTCCCACGCTAACAATCTTTGCTAATACGTAGTCGTTGATATCTGTTCCACCTGCATTGGTAGAGGATAGGTTTATCTGAATTATTTGATTTGGTAACAAAAACTCAGGGGCTGTTCCAGCAGCACCGATAGCAATAGCACCATTAGATTGACCTGATATGTTCTGAAGGTTACCTGCTGATTCATAATCAGTAGCCATCCAAACCTTAACTGTATCGCCTAATGCGATGGAGTAAGGGGATGAGCCTTTAACAGCTAAGAATCTTCCATTATCAAATTGGTCGTTGCCAGCATTATCTCTCTGTCCAACAACATATGAATAACGTTTCATCCATGACTGTCTTTTTTCGGTAAACTTGAACGAAGGGTCATCAGTTGGCTTTTTCGCAACTTTGGATACCAAGCGGAAAAATGGTGTCTGGTCTATTGCCAGTTCACTAAATCTCTCAGCGAAATTATACTTCCTCCGAAGGTCGCCTGTTGAAAGCGATGAGCCTTGAAATACGCCATATCCCTCATCTAATCCACTAGAATGTTTTACATATAATGGATGGTTTGCAGGATAGGCTGCGTCTGATTGTGCCATAGTTCTATCTCCTATGTGTGTCTACTATGGCGGCTAGTTCGACCTAATTAGCCAAGTAGACGGTTAATTGATTCACCGCCTAATAGCTGGTCAAACACTTTATCGTCTGGAGATTCTTCTTCAGGAGGTGCTCCTCCTGCAGATGCTAACGATTGAGGTCGTGATTGAGTACTACGTACTTGTTTTGCCACTTCCTCTTGTGCGTTTCGATGGATGTTTTGTTCTCGATTTTCTCGGTTCTTTAGATAATAAATGTCTTCTAAGTCTAGTTTTTTCTCTTTAGCGAATCCCACTAAATCTTCCCATTCTTCTGGGGTCATTTCGTGTTTTTCTCTAAACGTACTTTCTTTACTTAATCTCTGATTTTCAGCAGATTGTTTAGATGCATAATCAGACAACCTTCTTTGCACCAGCCCATCTATTGTTGCATTAAGAACTTTAGCAGAATCGGAACTTGCATTCTCAAACGCTTCGTTACCATCAAAGACAAAATCTTCGTCTAACTGTAACTGCTCTTTCATACTATTAGGGGTGTTACCACCACCCTCAAAATAACTTCTCACATGAGAAATTAAATTAGGGTCTTCTTTCATTGCGTCTAGAATAGGTAGATACGGCTCCAATTCGGTAAGGCGACCATTAAGACGCTTCGCCTCCCTACTAGATGCCGAGTACCTTTGCTGTAAAACGTCTGCTTTGTTATCAGAGGCGTTTTCTTCAGCTCCTTCTGCAGGGCTCTGTGCTTGTTTGTTATCACTCGCACTTGCGGAGGTTGTCTGCTCTGGGTTTTCATCGTATATAGCACCATTTGTTTGATAGTCTAAAGCATCAAAAAATGCTGAAGAATCATCACTGGTGTCTACTGATGTATCATCTAAATTCATGATGTCTACGTCAGGGGACTCTTTTTGAGTGTTACCTGTTTGTGCATCTGCCATAAAATTACTCCTTTACTTAATTTAAAATATTTTACCTGTTATATACAATAACATTATTCTGTTTTATTTTCTTTTTTTTGGCTATCTTTTGCCTTATCTATCTCTCTGCGCATATCTTTCCTAAAGCCATCCATTTCAGCTTTCATCATACCTCTAAATAGCTTTTGCTGTCCTTCCGACTCTACAACGCCTTTTCTGACTTCCATTTCTCCAGATTTAATCTTATCCTTAATACCAGCTTGTACTAATTGACGTTCTAATGTTTCGATTGTTCCCTCTTTATCTTTTAAGGCTTCTTCCATTTGCGAGACTTGTGATGATAATTGTGAATATAATGACTTTCTCTTAGCTACTTGTTTTTTACCTCTAATATCAGTTTCGGCTAACATAGCGATGTCATCTATTAAACCTGCCTGGAACCATCTAAAATATTCTTCTAATAAAGCCCACCTATTAAGTGGCATAGAAGCTCCCGCTATAACCCTAACATCAAACTTTGAAGTTTCATAATCCATCCATCTACCTACGGCTTCCCCATAGTCGTTATAAATAGGTATGTTTATTTCGACATCTTTCTCTTGAGCCTGTTCTATGGATTGACCAGCTTCTGGTTGTACTAGTCTAAATACT